TAAGAAAAGAAAACAGATGGGTTTCTAAAAGAGAGGTATGTCTTCTTGGGTCCTATCCTTTGGATTATGATTTCATGGATATTGATCCCATTTATCTCATAGGAATGAGTGTACCCCCTGTTATGATTGCAAGTATTGCACATGAAATTTTCAATCAATGGCTGAGTTGACAGTATGACAAAGAACAAAGGCGGCAGACCAATGAAAGTAATGAGTCAAGAAGATATTGGCCAGGTTGAAAGACTCGCGACAGTATTGACAAAGGTTCAATTGGCTGACTATTTTGGAATGAGCAAACAAACATTCCAGGCAATTGAGAAGCGACAACCCGAGGTTTTTAGCCTGTATAAAAAGGGCCGAGCAAGAGCCATTGCCGGTATTGCAGGCAATCTGGTCAATCAGGCCAGGGAGGGCAATATGACCGCCGCAATTTTTTATCTGAAAACTCAAGCCGGTTGGAAAGAAACCCAGGTCATTCACGCTGAGGCCAGGGACGTTAAAACATTTTCTGACATGTATGATAATGGCGACACTGAATCCAAACCTTAAATCATTTTGGCTTGATGATGCTGGAAAATTTAGGCCGGCTCGCAATAGAGTTCTTTATGGTGGTCGTTCAAGTTCTAAATCATGGGAGTTCGCAGGGCGGGCGGCAGGTATTGCCCAGGAATTCAAATCCCGATTTCTTTGTGTTCGCAGGTATCAAAGCAACATAAAAGATTCGGTGTATACTCTGATCAAAAACCAGATTGAGAATTTCGACTTTGCTGGATATGAAGTACAAGCGAGAACCATCGATCATATCAATGGATCTGAATTTGTCTTCTATGGCATCGAACGCAATATTGAGGAAATCAAGTCGTTCGAGGGTGCTGATGTTTTATGGATCGAAGAAGCCCAAAATCTAACGGCTGATCAATGGGCGATACTTGAGCCGACAATCAGAAAAGAGGGGTCGGAAATCTGGTTGAGTTTTAATGGTCGTCTTGTTTCTGATTTCGTTTGGCAAACATTCGTTCTTAATCCGCCACCTGACACAATCGCCCATCGTATCAATTATCTCGATAACCCCTTTCTTTCAGATACCATGATTAAAATTATCGACGAAATGAAGGCAAAGAATCTGGAACAATACAAGCACGTCTATCTTGGCGACCCATTATCCGGCGAGCATGACGTAATAATAAAAAGTGCCTGGGTTGATGCGGCAATTGATTTTCATCTTAAAACCGACCTGGATTTGGACGGAGCAACCATAATCGGATATGACGTTGCTGATTCAGGCGATGACAAAAATGCAACGACTTTGAGCAAGGGATGCATTGTTATTGATTGTCAGGAATGGCAAGGCAACGACAATGAATTAAAAAAATCAGCGGACCGAGTTCGTTTGTTAGCCATCAAAGAAAATGCCTTTGTCATTTATGATTCAATCGGCGTCGGTGCGCACACTGGGTCAACCCTGCAAAGCGAGGGCTTCGCTAACTTCGCGGGGTTCAATGCTGGTGGCAAGGTTTTGAAGCCGAGCAGGAAATATCATGGCGTCAAACAAAAAGATTATTTTTCAAACTTAAAAGCCCAGGCTTGGTGGATGATCGCTGATCGTTTCAGGCAGACTTACGATTACGTCGAGAACGGAAATACGATGTACCAGACGGAGGAATTGATTTCACTTTCTAGCCGCATTACAAATATTGATGCACTGATTTCTGAATTAATAACGCCCAAAAAAGATTTTGACAAAACAGGTAGAGTGAAGGTCGAAAGCAAATCTGAGTTATTGAAACGCGGGATTAAATCGCCAAATAGGGCAGATTCGTTTATCATGGCGCAATCTATTGGATTAATCATGCAGAATCGGGTAAGCGATTTGACGGTGACAGGATTTTAATATAATGCCAATTAACACAAAGCGCGACGGGTATGATCTCGCGGTCGAAAAATCACAATTAGTCAGAGATTTTTCGGCGGGAGAATTTATTGTAAAATCGCGGGGTGAATCATATCTTCCACGATTAAGCGGTCAGTCAACTGCCGATTATGAATCATATCTTGGTCGCGGATATGTCGTGCCAAGCGTGTCGCCGACAGCGATGTCAATTATCGGATCGATCATGCGAAAGCCCCCAATGTTCAATGGTGGCCTTGACTATCTTGCTAATAATGTCGATGGCAGCGGCACCGGACTCTCTGCTTTTGTGAGCACCATGATAAGCGAATTACTCTATGCGGGGAACGTTGGTTATCTGATCGAATACTCAGACAATGCTTATATCAAAACCTATACTGCCGAGAACATTATAAATATCTCATCGGAGTTTATCGTCCTCGCGCAAACTTATTCAGTTGTTGATCCGAAAGACAAATTTCAGGTGACGAACAAAATAGAGTATTTAGAGTTGACGTTTAGCGATGGTTATTATGTTCAAAATATATGGCGCGAAGAAAAATCAGGATGGAAAATTGTCGGAACATTTGAACCAGTAAACCGAGGCGAGCAATTAACAGAGATTCCTTTTGTAATGGTGTCACTCAATAAGTTAGGGTCGTTGGAGGACGATCCGATTCTATTGAACCTGGCAAATATAAATTTGGATCAGTACAAATTATCGACTGATTTGCGGCACGGTCTGCACTGGACAGCACTGCCGACTTTGTTCTTATTCGGCGAACTGACAGACGAAAATGGTCAGAAAAAATCAATTGTGCTCGGTGCAGGTTCAGCGAACACAATCGGGGACACAGATGCTCGAGCTGAGTTACTTGAATTTTCTGGTGCAGGGTTGGCTTCAATCAAGCAGGCAATTGATGATGATATAACAGCGATGGCAAGCATTGGCGCGAAGATGCTGATGTCGGGTGGTGGTGGCGTTAAGTCGGCAGAAACTGCGCGCATTGATGCCTCAAGTGAAACGGCAACATTATCAACCATCGCGGATACAATTGATTTGGCAATGTCCAGATTATTAGAAATAATTGCAGACTGGACTGGATTAGCGGAAAGCACATTCACAATCAATCGTGATTTTATTGATATCAAATTGGATTCACAGAGCCTGCTTGCGTTGCTCCAAACATGGCAGTCGGGCGGCATGAGTTTGGATTCGTTTTTGTACCAACTAGAAAAAGGTGAATTGCTTCCGCCGAATATTGATTCGGAAGCCGAAGCTGATCGGATTGAAACAACTGGCAATGATTTTTAATGCCGACTGTCGCCGACAAATATCAACGCCATGCACATTATTTGGAAAGATATTATAATGGTCAGGTGAATAAGTTCCTGCCGTTTCTTAAAAGGGTTCGCGAAGATTTATCAGCCGAGCTTTTGAAAACCAATACGGTTATGTCGAAAAAGCAGATCAAGGCCAAACTTGAATTTGTTAATCGATTGGTGCTAAAAGAATTCGGCGAATACACTGATGATATTATGGCAGAGGTGGAATTGTTTGCAGCGCAGGAAGTTGAATTTGCTACGCTATCAATTGCCGATGGTGTTGCGCTTGAAGTTATCGCCCCGTCCTCAACTCAGACAATCGCAGCAATCAACGCCAAGCCATTCAATAACATATTGCTAAAAGATTATCTTAACGAATTCCCAAAGGATCAAGCCAGGGCGATTCGCAACGCGGTATCGATTGGGTTTTATGAGGGTAGGCCGACGCCAGACATCGTTGAGCAGATTGTTGGTACAAAAGCTCAGGGGTATAAAAACGGGTTTCTAAATGTTTCAAGGACATCTGCAAGGCGTATGGTTCGAACGGCTTTGAATCATACGGCATCAGTGGCAAGGGACATTGCATTCGAAAAGAACAAAGATCTTGTGCCTTATTACCGATGGACCTCAACGCTCGATGGACGAACAAGCGCAATTTGCAAGGCGCGGGACGGGCTAATATACAAAGTGAGAAAGGGGCCGACGCCACCGGCTCATTTTAATTGTCGATCCTCTACGGTTCCGATGTTCAAAAATGAGGTTGATCCAAAAACGTTGGCGCAGAGAAAAGATATTACGGGTTCTCGCGAGAGCGTTGACGGACCTGTTGATGCTAACCTGAATTATAATGATTGGCTGAAGAAACAATTGAAAGGATTTCAAAATGAAACGCTCGGTAAAACAAAAGCAGATTTATTCAGAAAAGGGGGCTTATCAGTTGATAAGTTCGTCAACAATGAGGGGCAGGAATTAACCCTGTCTCAGTTGAGAAAAAAGTTTCCCGCAGCGTGGGAAAAAGCAGAAATTTAACCAGAGGAAAAATTAAATGCTTAAGTACAGACTAGGAAAAGATGCGTTCGATGATTTGTCGGATTTAGAAAAAACATTCTATAAGGCCGACGGCGATCAATATCAAATAGAGATTGAAGGCGTTGTTGATAAAGCCAGGCTCGACGAATTTCGTTCAAGCAACGTAGAATTGTTGAAGGAGGCTGAAAAATTTAAGGGCGTCGATCTTGATCAATACAGGGATGTGATGGAACAGCAACGGAAGATCCGTGACAAAGAATTGATCGATAAAGGCGATTTCGATACTTTGTTGACGGAATCTACTAATTCGATGCGGTCAGATTTTGAGGCTAAAATTGCAACGCTCACCGAAGACAATGAATCTATCACCAAGAAATATAATGCGCTTGTTACCAAACATGAGATTGAAGGTGCCGCGACCAAGGCGTTTACAGAACACAAAATTTCTCCCGATGCTCACGATGCAATCATGGCGCAAATTAAAGGAAAATTTTCTTTTGACGGAACCCAGGTAATCGCAAAAAATGGTGATGTTATCGAAGCCGGTGAAAATGGAAATCTGACGGTCGCAGAGTTTGTGAAGGGGCAACCAGAGATGTTCAAGGTTCAGAACATTGGCGGCGGCGGGCAAGGAGCAACAGGCAAGCCGGCAGCAACGAGCGTTATGACATCAACTGAACGGATTGCGGCAGCACTAAAAAAAAGAGGATGAAGCGAGATTGCGAGGAATACCTGGAAAGATAATCGGGGCCGAAGCCCCGATCATCTTTGTTTCTCCCGGAGGCGTTTTGGCAAGCTACCAAACATCGAGCGAAGGTGTGTACTCCGCAATTACTGCCGGGTCGTCTGTGATGAACAAATCGCCAGCCATCTGAAAGCGTCTGCTAGATGTCCAGTCGGTCAAACCCCCATGCTCTCGGCCTAGCTGGTCGTGAGCCTCAAACACCAAGATCTGTTGATCACTGTCTAGCCATTCGTTGGCGTCCCTGATGCAGTCATCAATAGTCTCGCCTACACCCCAGATGCAATGACCGTCTTGAATTATCGCGTATTTTGATGTTTTCATTTGAATCCTCCTTATTTTCTTCGTCCCGTATAGTGGTTTTCCAAGACCTTGCGGTTTCGGCGGGGTAACCACCCCCGCCATCATCAGTTGAAATTTATGGGTGTTTCGGCTTAACTCACATTCTCATGAATGAAGAGTCTAGGAGATCTGCTTCCTCTTGTGCCGCCAAAAAGCGCATCCAGCCTATATACCGTGCCTCGTAGGCGTTGCTTGCCTTTATGGCTCCATCAAAATACCCGTTAGGCCCGTGGAATTCATAGTGACCCCTGAACGTTGTATAATGATAGATCCAAGCATCTTTGTTAACCCGATAGCCAGCAGCATTAACCTCATCGCCAATGCTGGATAGCAGCATTCGGCAAAACGTTATATTCTCGTTCATTTTTGATCCTCATTTATTAATTGAAATATTATAATATAAAATCTATTGCTAGATTGCAAGTGGTTTTAATGAAATAACTGGAAAAAGGCAAAATTAATCAAAAAAAATAATGAAATCCCGACGCGGGACGATTATTATTAGGTCTCTTGGGGTCAGTGACCCCACAAATCACAGCGGTGCTGATCCAAAAAGGCATCATTTTTTGTGCCTTAACATTTTTCAAGGGGCAAAAAATGGCTACACAGACATTAGCGGAAGCGCAGAAATTAATAACAAATGACATGATTGCGGGCGTTGTTGAGGACGTGCTAACAACAAATCCCGTATTTCAGGTTTTGCCGTGGACTGGATATTCAGGTCAAGCGATTTTGGTCAATCGCGAGAATGCATTGGGAGATGCAGAGCACCTGGCAGTGGGCGGAACGATTACTGCAAAAGCTGCCGCAAGTTTCACGCAGACGACATTCACCGCAGTAACAACAATCGGCGATGCAGAATTAAACGGTTTGGTTGCGGCTCAATCCGCATCCGGCGGCGTTGATCAATTAGCGGTTGAAATAAGTTCAAAGGCGAAAAGCGTCGGGCGACTTTTGCAAACTGGCATTGCAACCGGAACAGGTACGAGTCCACAGTTGCATTCACTACACACGTTATGCGATTCCACACAATACACAACAGCATCGGCTGGGCAGGCTTTGAGTTTTGCGCTGCTTGACGAACTGCTTGATCTTGTGAAAGCCAAAGATGGCGAGGTCGATTTCTTTATGCTTCCAGCCCGGACTCTGCGCTCGTACCGAGTACTGGTTCGTGCACTGGGCGGCGTGAATGAGGTGATCGCTTTCGATATGGGCGGCGGACGAACACGGAATGTGGACGTATACAATGGTATTCCGATGTTCCAGAATGATTATCTTTCTATCACCGAGACAGCAAACGGGGCCGCTCTTACAACTGGCGCGCTCACCTCGGTTTGGGCGGGTTGTTTTGATGACGGTTCAAGCAAAATCGGTTGCGGCATGATTCATCCCGAAGGAACTGCGACTGGTTTCGACGTCACAATGGTCGGAGAAGCCGAAGCGAAGGACGAAACGATTGCGCGAGTAAAATCATATTCTAATTTCGTTTTGTTTAATCGTCGCGGTCTTGCTCGGTTGCCATCAATCAACAACTAAACTCCAGGCATTGGGGGGATACGTCCCCCCTTTTTTGTTCAATTAATTGGTGATTGAAATGGCAGATAAAAAAGAAATTAGCAAGAAAAACAAACTGGTTGAAGTGAAATTTGATCCAAAGAAACTCGGCATTCCTTTTGATTCAAAAACGATTTATGGAATTGCGGTATCTGAGCGCGATAGAAAACTGGTTGGTAGAACGGAGGAATCTATTGCGAAGGCGATGAAAGACGCGGGTATCCTTTGAGTATCTTGACTGAAATCATAATTGCTCAAGGCGTTACTCGATGGCCTTGGTGATCGAGGACGGGACTCAAATAGAGAACGCGAATTCATATGCAACCGATGCAGAATTTTCCGCTTATGCAGCCGCAAGAAATTTCACAATTCCTGCGTTAGAGGCTGATCGTGACGTACTAATGATCAAAGCTATGGATTATTTAGCTGACATGGAAAGTGAGATGAAGGGCGTTCGTGTTTCAAGTTCGCAGGCTGTGTCATATCCTCGCAGCGACGTATTGACATATGGATTTATAGTCAATTCAGATGCAATACCGCAGAGTTTGAAAAACGCGCAAATGGAAGCAGCGATTGCGGCATACACGCAAGAGCTTCTGTCCAATGCTGTTGTGAACAATGTGCAGAGTGAGGCGGTTGATGTTATCAGTACCAGTTATTTCGATGGCGGCAAGGATGGCAGAATTAAACTCGATAGAGTGATCGCGCAGCTCAAGCATTTATTAATTGATAATAATCAATTGTTGAGGGTGTGATGGGATATGCGGCCCAAATATCAACAGCGTTAAAATTGATCACTCAATTCGGGAAATCAGTCACATTGACTCGTGAAGACGATGGAGCGACTTATAATCCTGTCACCGGCACAATGAGCGGGGGTTCAACAACGAGTCTTACTGGCGTTGGTGTTTTTCTCAATTATCAGAACATCGAAATTAATGATGATATCAAAACAACGGATCGGAAAATGATTTACCAGGGTGATGCTTTGTTAATTGGTGATAAATACGGGACTGCGAGGATTTATGCTTTGAGCAATCTTGATCCCGACGAAAGCGGGGCAATAATAACAACAGCGCAGATACGTCAATGATTTTTGATGTCGAGTATTTTCAAGAAAATCACAAAGGACATTTGACCTCAATAATTATTGATGGAAATTCCGTCGTGAATAATTGTGTAGCGATTGATGTTGACGAACAGAGCGTCCAGTTTTATCAGTGCGGCAGTGATGGAATATTAAGCGAGGTAATTGATACCATTTTCCCGCGCAATTGTTCGATTATTTCAGATGGTATTTATATTGGCGGCTGGCATGAGTGAGACTAACTTAAGAGCGGCACTGGATAACCATCTTCACACAATGGCAAGTCTGCCCGATGTTGATTGGTTGGGCCAGGGTTTAGATCAAGCGGGCCAGATTTATTATTCGGTCAATGTTCTCCCCGCAGAAGATATCACTGTCGGCATGGAATCAGGTGGATCAAATGTTCTTGCAGGCATTTATCAAATAACGGTTAACGTCCCAAAGAATTCAGGCAAGGCAGTTTATATGACAGAAATAGAAAAGATCAGAACACGATTTGCTCGCAGCCAAGTGATGACATATGACGGGACAACTGTTGCTCTACATAAAGTTTTCTCATCAGCAGGAATAACGGACGAAAATTATTTAAGATTCCCTATCTCAATTATTTATAGAGCGGCAATATGAGTTTCAGTGCTGATATTCAAAAAGCTATCGAGAAATACAAGATTGGTTTCAATGACGTTGTAAGGCTTTCGTTGCTCGACTTAACCCGTTCAATTGTTATGATGACGCCGGTAGATACCGGCAGAGCACAAAACAACTGGGAGGCAGATATAGACATGATTCCCACAGGGACAAATAACAAAACTCGGCCTGCTAGTGCAGTAATCGAACAGGCAGAGAGCAAAACACGCAGGGCGGGCGGAAATATTTATTATTTGGTCAACAATTTATCGTACATAAGAAAATTAGAAGGAACGGGGGTTGGCGATGGGTACTCAAGGCGCGCCCCGAACGGCATGGTGAGAGTGTCGTTACAAAACTATCCGCAGTATTTAAAAAACGCTGTGGAAAATTTAACTTAGAAGGAAAAATATTATGGCAATTCAAACTAATGCAAGCACAACAATTGGACTTGTCGCTTCTTCACCGGCAACGCATGATTCGTCGGGATTTGCGGCTCTGACGTTCGTCGATATTGGCGAGGTGGTTTCAATCGGCGAACATGGCGGCACGGCAGCGTTAATCACTCATTCGCCGCTGGCTTCCAGGACCGTACTGAAGCAGAAGGGCTCGATCAATTATGGCAGTATACCGATTGGGTTTGGTCTTGATATTTCAGACGCCGGTCAGGTTTTGCTTGAGGCTGGCGCGACCGGAACTAATGTTGATGTTGATCATTCAATCAAGATCACCTACCAGGACGCGAGCGTCGAATATTTCGAAGCAAAGATCATGAGCTACACGCGGAATCCGAGCACAATTGACGCAATTGTTTCAGGTACCGCAACGTTGGAGCTTGTCACGAGTATTGTGGACGCCTAAACTATAGTCCAGAATACGGGCGGTCACGGTCTTATCAGCGTGACCGCCCTCCATATTTGACTGATAAGAAAACTGATAAGGAAATGAAATGTTTAATTTAGAAATCGGTGATGATGCGAAAGCGGCACAAAAATTTGTACCAGAGCATCCGAATCCAGCGATAGGCACTAGTCATGGCGTGGCTTTGTTTTTGTACGGAAAACATTCGCCTCAGTATCGAGATGCGGTTGCTGCGACAATGCGGCGGCAGAAAAAAGGCGAGCTTTCTCTGGCGGAAACAATCGATGAAAGTGCAAAATTCATAGCATCTTGCTGCGAGGATTACGAGGGCGCGAAGGACGAAAACGGTAAAAAGAAAAAGTTCAACCGGCGAGAGCTGGCTGATACTTTAGCGAGTGAGGACTACAGATGGATGCGAATCGCTTGCGAAAGATTCATGGCGGAGGATGATAATTTTTTTCCGCTGCTAGGGAGGAATTAACGAAATATGTTGCGCGTTTGGCCTGGTTGAATTTTAAAGACGATACTTGGCAAAAAACGAGAGGGGAATTGCTATCCGTTTCAAATCCTCATAAAGAATTGCCGACAGTAAAGATCGCCCCATACTTGTTACAATATTGTTTTGAGGTGGGAATGGTCAAAAGCGGAGCGATGGGTGCGGTTCCTGTTGAATGGATTGATCTTGCGGCATGGGTCAGTCTGTCAAAAGTTTCTTTGCATCCAGAAGAGGCAAATATAATTATTGATTGTTCGAGGGTTTATGTTACATGGCTATCGAAGGCCAAAGATTTGAACTGTGCGGCCCCGTTTCCCGACGTCGTTGATGAGTGATCGGGTATGGATATATTTACGTTAGGTGTCAAAGCCGACACAACCGATATCAAAAAGGGTGAGAAAGATTTAGATAATTTTTCTGACGCAGCCGATAAAACTTCCAAAAGTGTTGGCAAAACTTCAAAAAAAATTGAGGCAATGCGGAACAATGTGAACATGGCTGGAACAGCCATTGCAACATTCGGAGTTACTGCAGCAACCGCACTCGGAGCAGCCACAGTTTCAGCAGGCAAAGCGGCGAAAGAAATTCAAGTCTTTGCTCATGCATCTGGTCTAAGCACCAAAGAATTTCAGGACGCAGCCTTTGCCGCCAGCACTGTCGGCTATGAGCTGAAAGATTTGTCGGATGTGTATAAGGATTTCCAGGATCGTGTTGGTGATTTTCTTACTGCCGGTGCAGGGCCAATGGTTGATTTTTTTGAACAAGTCGCGCCAAAGGTCGGAGTTACTGCCGAGGCATTCAAAAACCTAAGCGGCAAGGATTCGCTTGAACTGTATGTTTCCAGCCTAGAAAAAGCACAGCTTTCTCAATCCGAGATGGTTTTCTACATGGAAGCCATGAGTGGCGAGTCTACAAATCTTTTACCCCTGTTAACAAATAACGCGGAGGGTTTTAATAAATTAACAAAACGTTCAGATGAACTAGGATTATCACTCAAAGATTTTGAAGTTGAAAATCTTCATTCAATGAATGTCGCACTTGAAGAAATGGGGGCCATTAGTGCAGCGACTTCAAATGTTATTGGTGCAGCATTCGCTCCCTTCCTGACTGATCTGGTCGAGCAATTTAATGCAACAGCGTTAAGCGGTACTGAAGTTCGCGAGATGTTCTTTGAAGTTGGCGATGTTGTTGCCCAGGTTGCCGGTGTGTTTGCTAATGCAGGGCGAGCAACCGAAATCATGGGATTGGGATTGGCTGCAATTGCCATCACAGGAACCGAGGCTTTCAATACGTTCGATACTCGCATTGCTCAATTCCTCACAGACTATCGAATATTCTCATTCAATATAGATATTGAAACAGCCGATTGGATTAATGGGATGATCAGAACTGCCACTGGCGGTTTTAATGATTTGATCGACATTGCCAATACTTACCTGCCTGAATTCCTGCAAAAATCCCGAATTGAATTTGACGTAATTGATACAACAGCGTGGCAGCTATCACTTGATGTATTAATTGATCATTCAAAACATCTTGAAAGCGAATTAGTTGCAAGCAATGAAGCAATTGCAGACGCTTGGAGCAACGTACATGATCTGATGATGGAGCCCCTGCCTTCTGAAAATATTCAGGGATGGTATGACGAAATCAAACGCGGAATAATCGAGGTTGCAGCAGTTCAGGCCAAAGCAGATAAAGAAATTAAAAAAGCAAAAAAAGATGCCGATGTTGATTCTGAAAAACTAACAGCGAAAGAATTACGACGCCAAAATGATGTTAAGCAAACGCAAATGTCGGCAGTTACCGATGAACTTGCGTTTTTCAAAAATATGATGGGCGAAAAGA